CTCTAAAGGCACCAGTTGTTCCGGTAGAACCATCAATGTCATTATTAAAATAATATACAGCTCCTGTTGAAAACCCAGGTATTCCTTGTGGACCAGTCGTTCCAGTTGCGCCTTGTGGTCCAGTCGCTCCAGTTGCGCCTTGTGGTCCAGTTGCGCCAGTCGCGCCAGTAACACCATCTAATCCAGTTGCTCCTTGGGGTCCAGTTGCGCCTTGTGGTCCAGTTGCTCCTGTAACCCCATTTAATCCAGTTGCTCCTTGGGGTCCAGTTGCTCCCATATCACCTTTATTTCCAGAGGTTACAAAACTGGCTAAAACTTCTTCATTGTTTGTAAACGGACTTATATCAGAAAACGCTTGATTTGCTATGTCTATGGTCCACCATCCTCCATTATCAGTCAAATTTGTTATTTGAAACAACAAGAATTGTGTACTATCAAACTTGTTAGTTAATCTCACGTAACCTTTTATTAGAGAAGTAACGCTATCAATTGACATCATAAACATATCAATTGAACTCCCACTAATGTCTAAACTATCTATATATAACTCGGTCGCAATATTTTGCGATACGTCATTCAGTTTTAAGTATTGTGGTGTAGGGTCTGACGATATGGTAGAAATATCAAATAAATATTCGAATGTAGCACCACCAAAGTTTCCATCAACACCTGTTGCGCCTTGGGGGCCAGTTGCGCCAGTTGCTCCTCGTGGACCCACCGCGCCAGTAGCACCCGTTGCGCCAGTCGCGCCTCTTGGTCCGACGGGTCCTATAGGGCCGGCTGGTCCGGCTGGTCCAGTTGCCCCATTTATTCCAATTGGTTTACAACAAGTTACATATTGATTATACTGTTCATAGTTCGGATAAGACATTTATATAAGATATATATAAATAATTCCATTCTATTACATAATTATTTGATAGAGTGAAATTCAATGGTTCACTGTAACAGATACAGTACAATATTTTATTTTATTCTAAATCATTTTAGAAACAGTTATTACATAAATCCTTTTGTTTTGATAGTAAACCTAGCATTATTAGTAAAATAAGCACCTGAACCACTTTGAGCAACACTAATTTTCCATATTTTTGTAGACAAAGCTATGTCACTATTTGGATTTCCAGTATCGAATACAAATATCTGGGGGCCAAATGTAAGTGTCGTATTCGTATTTTTTACAGAGGTTCGTGTGTCAATTTCTATTATGTTTGATGGATTGTCTATATCTTCGAATTCAAAGGTAAGATAATCGGTTGTGGGCGCAAAATGACAATTAACGGTAAGATAAATTTCAAATGTCATATTTTGAACCGCCAATTGATTATTACTGAAATCAATATAATTCGATGTAAAAATAGAATCAGCCACAGATTGTGGCATAAAATCACTATATCTCGGAGGAACTACGAAAGATAAATCGGTCGTCGTGTTGTTCGGCAGTGGATTAGAAATATTAAAAACAGAGGTGCTAACATCTAATACTACCGTAGATTGTCCATATATTTGTAATATTCTATTATCATATGTTGGACCTTGTGTAAGTCGTGGATTTGTTATAAAGTCAACCGTTCCATTAAAGGACGCATCCCCATTACTATAAATAATACTTGTAAGATCATTATTATCGTAAAAACTAAGATTACCACGAATAATCACATTCGCACTACAATCGTTAGAACCGGCAAAAATATGATTTCCTGCTCCAAAGTAGTTACTATGACTACAATCTGTATTTTGAAATATTGGACCAATAATATTAGCGCCAGTATTTGTAGTTAAGCCAAAATTTATAGCATTAGATAGAAACGTATTTACCGAGCCATCCGGATTATTCGCGGTTGGACCAATCCAACCACCGTTTACTGTTAATTTACCACTAGTTTGTTGTGTCGCAGATGAACATGGGTCAATAGTAAGATTCCCCTGTATAGTGGTAGCTTTATTTGAGCTACAATTACCAGGATAAATTGGTCCTAGATTAATTTGCCCATTTTCGATTGCCGAAATTAAATTACACACTGCTTTATCGTTGGCTCTACTTCTCAAATAACTACTATAATTATAATAAGTTTCTCTACACGAATCAGACATTTATATTAGTCAGTTATAAAAATATACTGAATTTCTAACTATTTACAATTATTTTGGGATAGGAAATGGCCGTTGGTCTGTTTGAACTACCATTTTTTCTGGCATATAGACTGGCAATCTATCAAAATAAGATATTTCCGGTAATTTTGTCAACTCAGGATTCACTGGTGTCTCTGGATTTACTAAATTAGTCGAATTTATTCCAAATAAGGCTGATTCGATTTCCACTGAATTTTGGGAAAAGGCTTCCCTAGGCATATGACTTGGTGTTATTCCCATCGTAGGTAAGGCGTTGTTATAAGCACGCCCTAATTGTGAATACGTATATTCAGCATAATTTCGCGAGTCCATATAACTACGTTGTTGAAGACAGTAATCATTTGGCATATTTTTATTACGTGTTGAAGCCATATTTGTATAGTATATTATAGTATAATATATTTTTATTTTGTTCTATTCTTAATCCTACGGTTTGTTCCATTATTACACATATAAGTAAGTTGTTAAATGAATTACTCCGTCCTTTCACTCGTTCGTTCGTCTATAGTTACCTTCAAGTATTCTTTCAAGTTATGAAGACTATTCTCAATTGGCAGTTTATTAAAGTAATTATATAATAGTTTGTGGAATAAATCAAAATAATCGTAAGAAAACATGGTTCTAAACATGAATTCCTTTGCCATATACCCTTTATAAGTATGAAATTCAAACAGCTCATCTAAAAACGGCTCATTCTCAAGTTGCTTATAAAGAGCTTCCAACTTTTGGTCTATAACTGTTTCGTCAAATTCAGTTAGTCCAAATAACTGTAAATATTGAATTTTGTACATTAGTACACTCAACCCTTTTTCGTCTTCTTCTTCCTCTGTTATCATTTTGTATGTACATATATAATCTAACGCTAGATCACACATTTACATAAATTATCCATTTATTTTTAAACCCTTATTTCCCATTGTGTTTCCTATTACTTTTTCCTATTATTTCTAATATTGACCAGAAGAATGTCCAGACTTGTAATCCTTGTCCTTTTGTAACTCTCTTGAAGGAACCCCACCACGAATCCACCCTTCAGCAGCCACACCTTCTACTAAATTGGCAGGATTAGTAATAGAATTCTCAATGGAAGGCAACAAAGGATAATTCAAATAAGGAATGTATGATTGTTCAGTAGTGGTGTTAATGCTCTTCTTATTGGTTATCATGTCGCCTTGTTGAATATGTGATTCCAAAACAGGATTGGAGGAACCGCGACCCAAAAATGGCACCGTTTTAAATGGACGCTCATACAAACTGATACGACACTTGGGGTGAGTATTGATGGTACCAATTAACAAATCGCTGTTAGAATCAATGTTACATCCACCGGCACCTACCTGATATCCTCCTTTGAAATTAATGTTTGGCTGGGTTGTAGCAAACTCTATGGGCCTCTTCATACCACAGTCTTGAGAGAAAAAGTTCGTTAATAGATAATTGGATTGAACTGTATTTTGGATATTTCTTTGACTCAATCCACAACTATCATCACCGATTCTTGTTAAACTATCAAATGTGAAGTCTTTTGTAAAAGCAGACATTTATATATATATATTTAATAATATTTTTCTTAAATATTTATTTATTTTTTACTCGTATAATATTTTTGCAGTCGGTACAATCAAAATAAAGGAATAGAATAGGTCGACGGTTAACTCTGTCCAACAATTAACTCTGTCCAACAATAGATCCGATTCGGGGATTATTTTTCATTAAAGCAAAGTCATTTCCTTCCTTACCTGATATCATATCTCCATAACAAAAATCGGCAAAACTCTTTTGGTCGTTGGGAACTCTTGTATTCGCAGTCGCATAAAAATTATATTGTCCAAAATTTTCAAATTCCAAACTATCTCCTAAATTAGAAAATAATTTCTTCTTAATCTCAGGATCATTATCAAAATTTGATACGATAAAATCTTCTGTTCTATTATTTATTTGCTTTTCAACTGCCTTATTATATGCCGGTGCAGCCATTTTCCTCTTAGGTTCGTCTTGAATTTCAGGTAATAATACATTCATCAACGGATTTGTCTGGGTCGGATTTGTAAAATTATCCTTCAAAGCCTTGTAAACTTTTGGATTGGTAAATCCTTCTACGGAGGAAGAGGAACTTCCTACATCATTATCATTACTGCTTTTATATTCTCCTCCTCTTCTAGCATAATAAAGCCCAATTATTACACCTAAAGTTACAACACCGGTTATAAAAAAGTTGTAGTTTTGGGTTACTAAAAACCCTAAAATAGACAACAATATCACCAATCTCGTAATGGCATTTATTTTTTCATTTCTGTTCATGTTTTCTTTTGGCCATATTTGATTTATTTGTTCTTTTTTTAATAATACTAGCGGATTGTTTAACCAAATATTAGTGTTTTCTGTTGACATATATATATTCTTATTTATTTATTTTTTATTTTTTCCCCTTCTTTTTACTTTTCTTCATTTTATTCTCGCTGTCATTATTTGTAGATTTGTCGCTTAATGACGTTTTGTTCGTTCTCATAGATTTTTCTGGTTTTTCTCCTTCTATGGAAAAAACCAGCTCCTCAAGCTCATTATCAGTTAGAGGCTTCGTGTCAGGCAAATTAGCCAACCTATTCTGTTGAGTTTCCATCTCTAATTTCTTTTGCGCGGATTTATCCTTGGCTCTCTGAACCATCTTTTCTCTTGTTTCCATTTTCTTCATATTTTGATTTAATGCGTTTGACATGGCACCTAAATTCAACTTTCCGCCACCTAAACCACCCATATTAGCCATCATTTTACCTAGATTGGCTAAATCGTCTAATCCACCACCACCATCGCTTCCATCGCTTCCACCACCCCCACCCCCTCGTCTACCCATGCCCATTTTTTTCATTAACGATTGAATATCTCCCATACCAGGAATATCTTTCATCTTACTCAATAACTGGCTTGCCTCTTGCATCAATTCACTCTCCTTTATTTCGCCAGATTTAATCTTACTATCTAGTTTCCCTCCCACATTTTGTACTAAACTCATTAGTTTTCCAGGATTCTTAAATAAATTTGTGAACACATCATTCACAGAGGTCGCATTTTCGGCGTCTATATTTAACTCAGCCGCCGTCTCAGCCGCTATCTCCTTTGCTAATTTGCCTAATTTACCGTCTAATAATCCAGATATATGGTCTTGAATATCGTCTGGTTTAGGTAACTGGTCCAAATTTATACCAGATACATCAATGGGTCCATCTTCACCCATCATGTTTTGTAAATTATTCATGGTCTCCTCCAATTTTTTCTTTAACTCGTCCTCGTTTATCGCCTCAAATAATTTCGCAGCGTCGCCAAATGATTCATGTGAATTTACCTTTCCAATCACGGAAAATAAAATGATCTGTAAATACTTCCATATGGTATCCTTTGTATTATCACTAATATCAGCTTTCCATAAATCCTTGAAATCTATTCCTGGCAAGAACTCCGTATTTATCTCACTATTTGAGAACATATCCTCATTCTTGTACAAAATATCAAAAAATCTTTCGGGAAACACACGTTTTATATGTTCATACACTGCTTGAACACTATCTTCATCTTTAGTCTCCTTAATATTATGTAAGTCTAAATGTAGACCTTGTTTAAATTCTGGAAACGCAAATAAAATATCGTTTATTAAATCGTAAACAACCTTTACAAAATCTTCGGTTATTTCGGTTGAATTATCTTGGTCTTTGCTTGATTTAGACATCTATAAATAAACTAATCATTTATGTTTAAATCAAACTAAAAGTAAATTAATTTAACTCAATTGTTATATATTTTCGACAACTGGTTTAAATTCTTCAAATATTGAATTGTTTTTTTTCTATTTCCCGCATCCAAGTGTCGTAAAGGCTCCCTGATTTTGTCAATATCCTCTAGCACTTTGTTAGCAGCGCCTTCATCCATTTTTAAATCTGACGAATAATCCTTGGTTAAAAAATACTCCAAATTCTCCTTTTCGATTTCATCCTCATATTTTAAACAGATATACCTATACCAGACTGAGACAATCATTTTTGGATTCGCCTTTCTTAGCATGGTCAAGCCAGTCTTGGAAGTTTTAATATCAGTGTTATTTGGAAATAACACCTCTACGTCTTCCAAAAACTCCTCAAATTGGTTGTTAAATGCCTTTAAAATAGTCGATTTATCCATTTTTATTATTGTAAATTTTTATTTTTAAACCCTTTTTATGAGAATTCAAATACAGTTTTCGTATCCGTTGATAAGATATAAATATTTGAAATCAATCCCAGACCGGGTGGTAGTTTGTTACTCAACGAAACTTATTTCAATCTATTTATAGATACATTGCTACATGTTATACACTAAAATGTTTTACGATCACGTATGAGGTTTGCCTTGTTGCTGTAATCGCAAATCATTATTTCTCTGTTCTTCCATATCTTTATAGGAATTCTCACTGATTTTATCCGGACTCCATGTGTCTGGTGGTGTTTCTATTGACATTTTATAATCCACAGTCGCATAATTATACATTTGCCTCGTTCCACCATTTCCTTTTGCCAATAACTCATCACTATCTTGGTCCCAATAACTAAAGCTATCACTTGCTACACCAAAGCCACCTACATTATCGTTTCCTAAAGCAAATGCTGTGGGTTCGCCATTAAATCCACTGGCTTTGGCATTTACATATTCTTCTCTCGGTTTTATCTTGTCAGTTATCTCGTTTCCAAATATAACCTTGTTGCCTTCTTTTAACAATAACATGGCTGGTACCTTTTGTACTTGAGGGGGCAGTATGACCTTTTGTTGGTTTTCTAAAATCACGTATATGGCGCCATTTTCAGGACTTTTTACCCTTTTGTCAATACAAATAAAATGAATATCCTTCTTCAATTCGCTATTTCCAATTGTTCGTAAAATATTTTTACATTTATCGCAATAATTACTATAATACAATATACAACTCATTATACTAATAAACTACTTATTTAACATATATTTAAACTTATTATTTGCTAAATATTTTATTTATCGGGGAATGAAAATATTTTTCAATAATTTCATAAAAAATTGATATAATAATATAAACAATAAATATAACAATATATATAGTTAAGATGATGGACCCTATTATTAAAATCAACGGCGAAGAAAGTAATACACTGAAATTTACTATGACCAACATCAATCATAGTTTAGCAAATTCATTGAGAAGAATTGTATTGTCTGACATTCCTACGATCGTTTTTAGAACTTTTCCACATAACGAAAGTAAGGTTAACATTACTATAAATACTACTCGTCTCAACAATGAAATTATTAAGCAACGTCTTGGTTGTGTTCCTATTCATATTACAGATGATGATTTCCCATATCAAGAATATACGGTCGAGGTAGATGAGAAAAATGATACGGACACTATTCAACTATTAACAACTGCTAATTTTAAAATCAAAAATATTTCTACCGACAAATATTTATCTTCTACGGCTGTAAAGGAGATTTTCCCTCCAGATACATTGACCGGTGACTATATTCCGATTACGAGAATGCGTCCAAGACTATCCGAAAATATCGAGGGAGAACATATTCAATTTAATGCTTATTTGGATTTTGGGACTGCTAAACAGGACGGTATGTATAATATAGTGTCTACATGCGCATATGGGGCTACTATGGATTCGGTAAAGGCGAATGATGTTTGGAACGACAAGAAAAAGGTTTTAGTCAAGTCGGGGACGCCCGAAGAAGATATTGAATACGAAAAGCAAAACTGGTTTCTTCTCGATGCAAAACGTATTATAGTTCCGGATAGTTTTGATTTCACTGTTGAAACGGTCGGTGTATTTTCCAACTTTTCGATTATGTATAAAGCATGTGATATCATGATACAAAAATGTAAAAAGTTTATTTCGATGATTGAGAAGGGCGATGTCCCCATTGAAATTAGTGAAAATACAACGGTTTCCAATGAATACACCATCACGCTACATAATGAAGATTATACATTAGGCAATGCTCTCGTGTATTTCCTATACGAAAAATATTATAATGGTAATAAAACGTTGTCATTTATTGGATTTCGCGTACCTCATCCACATATTCCAAAGGGTGTTATTCGAATGGCATTTGGAAGTGTCTCAGATACTACTACCGTTTCACAGTACTTGACATATGCGGCTGAAGACATTATTACAACCTTTACAAATATTCAAAATAAGTTCAAGGAATAATTCAATTAGGAATTCAAAGAATAATTTTGGTGAATACATGACTGATGTATTGTTCGGTACGTTATATCTTCCAGGAACCAATGGTGTATACAGCCAATACAAACAATAAGAGTATTTTTGAACAAAAATAAATTCTTTTTTATTCGCTAATATATATAATATAATTATGAGTATGAGTTCGGAAGCAAAATATAGAGCAGATACTAGTAGATACATGGTAACTGAGCGTGGTAGAATGCCATACGACTCTAGATTGACGGAAGAAACAAGAGTACCCGACGATTATGTTCCAAAAAAAGATAAAATACAATTTGTAGAAATATATCCTATGCCTAATGATGAACAATCATTAACCTATGATTTAGATCGTTTGGATCATGAATGGCAAAAAACCTGGTTCAAAGAAAATGGTGACTTGAATATCAGAATCAAAAAACGAAAGGGCGATGGTTCGAATGATAGCACCATACTATCTCAAATACAGAAATATCGTAATGATTTAGGTGAATTTCATAGAAACGATGAAACCTATAAACTAGCACACGAAGAATTCAAGCGAAAAAATAAAGAGCGAAACGAACATGTTAACAAAAGAAATGATATCCGAAAAGCCTTGGAAAAAAATACCTTGCGTTCTATTTCATTGGATGACGCTACTAAATTAGGGTGGATAGTAGAAAATGACCCGAAATATACAGTACATACTTCGTCAAAACACAACAGACAATATGTTTATCCAAATGAATTTAGAGAAAGATGGACAGGGGAAAAAGTTATTTTGTCTAATAACCCGGTATGGATAGGTGAAACAATGATTGATGGAAATAATAGTACAACTGGAGGGAAAAGGAAGAAATCTAAAAAAACACACAAGTCTAAAAAAATGAAACAGGCAAAAAAGGTCAGAAAATCGCACAAATCTAAAAAAATGAAAAAGAATAAGATGTCCTACAAAGCGAAGCGATCTCGCAAGTATTGATTGATAGAATAACGCGAATCAAAAAAACAAAAAATAGTGTAATATTAGTTTTTGTTTTTTATGAATTGGAATAGGAATAGGAATAGGAATAGGAATAGGAATAGGAATAGGATGTGTGATTTATCTCGTGTATTTGTATTTGTATTTGTATTTGTATTTGTATTTGTATTTGTATTTGTATTTACGGGACAACATCTACGCTATCATTCGTACTAGTATTCGTACTAGTATTCGTACTGGTACTGATATTTGATGTATCAGTCATACTGTATTTCTTACTTGCGATGTGATTTTTTCTCATGTCATAATTCAAAATAAACATTTGCTTTGCTGGATATAAATTATTAAAATATTTAATCACCTCTTCTTTGTTAATATACCGGTTTTCAGGCATCAACTTCTTCAAATAAATTTCATGATGAAGTGTAAACATGTGTGTCTTGAATTTTTCGGGGAATTCCTTCAGTTCTTTCTCCTTCTTAATATAACAGCGAATGTAATTGTTGAATAATTCATTCGTATATGCGTGTATAATATCTCTAAAATCATTAAACACTGATCTATGTTCCTTATAATATCGTAAATATTCAGTCATCATTCCGGATTGTCTCAATGTAAGATATTGATATTGAAGCTTTGGATTATTTCCTCTTAATTTACGCACGTGTTCATAATTAGGATTTCTAAATTTCCATCGCTTTCCAAAATTGTTTTTAATCATTACACCTACAACGTCATAAGATGTATTCATCGACGCCATTATTTCCTTACAATTGGCCAAGCTATTGGGCGACTTTAATGGAATACTGTTTACTATGTTTACTGTATTTGGCTTCATACCGAATTGTTCCGTGTTATTATCAATAGGAACAATATGAATCGTCTTATTGTTTTCAATATGATATACATTTACTAAATATAGTGACATCTTCTTAATGATTTTTACAATTCTATTTCTAGGATGCTGCATGACAAAGCTGTAGACATACTTCTTATTTAAATCCTGTAAATCTAATCCAATATACGAACAAACTTCATTAAACATATAACTAAATGTATTTTCTTCCTTGAATCCGTCTTCCATAAAGAAACTGGTTCTGCCTCCTACACTACTACGTGTAGCAATTTCCCAGCTATTTGTTTCTGTTTCATAAAATACATTAATCATTGTTCCTTCTACAAATGTCTCGGCTACAAATGTTTCCGCCATATATGACGATGAAACATCTACAACTGTCTCCGAAACCGTGTCAACAGATAAATGCGCGACGGGTAATGACTTGGGTGGCGCAAAACACACCAATGTTCCATCGTCCTTAAAAATCAGCGAACGTAACAATCCGACCGAGTATACTAGCTCTTCACTCAACCACTCCTTGTCATACTTTAGAATATGATAATTTACACCATTACTATGTTTCCAAACACTGTACTTCAAATTTAGTGATTTCGCAATGTCTTTCCTATTTTCTCCATCACAAAGCAATCCGTCTATCTTAGGCACTGTATTTAAGCAATACGTCATCTTACTAATTATATATTATTTTCTTTAATAGATTTTTTAAATCAATTTTTTCGTTATTCATAATAATTTCTAC